TTAGACATATTAAAATCAAACATGGTGTGCATGATCATGCGTGGGAAAAGAATGTTATTGGTATAGGATTAGCCAATGGGTTTATTGAGCCGCTAGAGTCTACGGGATTAATGTTAACACACGAAGCTATTATCAAGCTAGTTGCAACTTTAACAATGCGCGACGGACATGTTACACAGTATGATGTAGATTTGTTTAATCATGCATTTAGCGAACAAATTTGGGGATTTAAAGAGTTTATTAGTCAACATTATGCTTTAAGTATGCGACACGATACCCCGTATTGGCAAAAAGTTACCGGTGGAATTGAGTATAGTAAAGAAATGAATACGTTTACTCCAAAGTTATACAATTCATATATTGAGCAGGCGTTAAGACAACATCGTAGTAGAATTTATAATTTAGATATGAGTGGAATTGTATATATTGCAGCTGGTATGGGATATAATCCAGTCGATGCTGCCCATAAACGTTTCTTAGATGACAGATATATGGAATCAGATGATTACAGCACAACAATTTATAATAAATGGTTATTCCATAAAGAAGAAGTAATGGCACACATTAATACTTTGCCCACACATTATCAATTTCTCAAAGACAACATACATAAAAAATAATCTAATTTTAGATAAGTACTGTATAAGGGCAAAACAATATGCAAAAATTAAAACAACTCTATAGAAGCACATATACTGGCGAAAATGTTATTACAAATTTAACACTTGAAAATGCTGAGTGGGCGCCAGAAGTTGAGCACGTTCCTACTCGTGTTTTTAATACTTATACAACCACGCAGGCTATTGTAATTGGTAATGGAGAATCTAGGCTAGATTTTAATCTAAGACACATACGTGATCACCGTGCTGGATTTGGTGGTGCCAACAGATTACAAAGTTATGGATGTAATGCGTTGTATAGAGATTTTACTCCAGATTTTTTAATAGCGTCTGGAATAGAAATAGTACAAGAAATTGCTCAATCAGGATATACAACCGATAATATTGTGTATACTAATGCTGACAATCTTATTAAGTATCCGGGAAAGTTTTATCTAATCCCACAAAATTTATACTTTGATGCTGGATCATTGGCTGTGTATATGGCCTGTTTTGATGGACATAAGAAAATATTTTTACTTGGGTTTGATGGATATGTTAATCATGACGTATTTAACACAGTTTATAAAGGCACAAACGGATATCCGGCAACAGCAGAATTTCATAACGAAACATTTTTAAATAATACATTGGCTCAAGTTATATCAACATATTCAGATGTTGAATTTATACGAGTAATGCCTACTAGTAGTTGGGTTATTCCTGATCAATTAGATAGACTACCAAACTTTAGACAAATTGATCATAGACGTTTTGTTATTGAAGCTGATATTGGCTAATTCAATATTGATTCTAAAGTTTTAATTTTCTTTTTAATAATATCAAAGTTAAAACTACGCCATAATCCTGGATGCAACGGTCTAGGATGGTCTTGCATTTCTACCCAACAATAGCCACGATGTTCGTCATTTAACTCAGGTACAAACTCTTGGTCAACCGTGACTAAAAAAGTATAATATACAAATTTAGAATTTTCTGCTGTAAATGTTTCTAATGGAATAAATTTTTTACTTGAATAGTCTTGCCCAATTTCTTCAACAATCTCTCTAATCAGAGCTTGTATTACAGTTTCACCTGGATCAATTTTTCCGCCAACAATCCCCCATGACCCTGCATGTTTACTTTTATTACGTAATAGGAAAAGATAACGATTGGTTGTTTTGGCATAAACTAAAGCGCCACAACCTTCGGTATGAACAGTTGCCATAACTAGAGTACTAAACTCCAGTCGCCAGCATTATACAGCCCTTCGTAACTTTTAACCCAATTTTCTCCATTCCAACAATATTGTATTGTTGTGTTAAGATTTGTTACATAATCTATTGTTGACGATCGGTGATCAAAACTTAAAGTCCAATAAGTACCATTCCACTGAATAATGTCATTGGCGTTGGCAATTAGATTAGTACCTGTTTCTCCAGCCCAAGCTATTGCCCCGGGACCATCAATACTGCCAATTGGATTTAATATTAAATATCGAGTACCATTGTCTGGAGTTAATATATCGCTATTTACAGTAACATTGAACGGATCAATAATAGCATCTACTGGGGCAACTGTATTAGCCGGTAGTGTTTGTGAATATGGTGTAAACAATAGTTGTGTTTCATTTGTGGGATTATATGCTACTGTACCTACAATTTCATGTGCACCATCTGGATAATCAAATGTTAATCGTATTTGACTAATACCATTTGTTATGTGTCCATAAACATTGGCTAAATCTTTCCATGCTACTGTGGCTCCGTGTATCTGTCCACCAGCATCTGTGGCTGAAGATTTATATAATGTTAATGTGTTGCCGGTATAAACTATTTTATAATTCAATGGTGTAAATCTTTGCTGACTCATTAGTCCTTGCGTAGTTGTTTGTACTTCGTTGCTTAAATTACCAACGCCGTCGTATATACTGGCAATAATTCGAGCAACAACTCCCATCTTTTTAACTTTGGCCGGTGCACTAATCCAAATTGGCATTTCAAATGTTAGGGTGGCAATGTCAATGTTAGCATCGTCTCCGGCCATTGGCACAGTTCTATTACTGTAACTGACATCCATTAACGTCACTACACTTAAACTAGTCCAGTCAATGTAATTATCTGTGCTTTGTATTTCTAAACCTGGATTAAAAAATGGAACCATTTGTTCAATCAATTGATGTTTTTGTTCAGTGTTACTGGTCCATATGTCTAACTTCATAGTTAGTTTATACGGTGCTGGCATTAGTCTTTCCACAGTATATACACCATCTTGAGTACCAGTATATGTTTGTGTTGATTCATCGTATACTTGTTCTCTAACTCGCATAATACTTTCATGATATGGATTTTGTAATCTGTCGCGATCGTATGTAAAGCCAGATATGTAACATGCCATTGCAGGAACAGCGTTAAGTGTGTTTTCACTATTGTTTCGTAAAATCATTGATGCCTGACGACTTGCATCTCCATAGTACACTGGTACTGTTTGTAGGGCATGATTACCTTCGCTGTCTTGACCAAATTCAACTTGGAAGTTGGAAACCATACGTACAAACTGTGTTACAAATCTACGTATCTGTGCGTCGTATGCGTATTGTACAGCCATTAATTATCTGCCTTAGGTGTTAGTATTTTACTTAGCATCTGACGTTCAGGCTGAGTATTTCCTGCACCGTCTACATAAGTATTGTCGTTGTTTATATAACCACTGCGTTGTGTTTTATTATCTGTTGCGCCTGGAGTCAAGTTGGTTCTAACAGCATCTTCAATTTTAGACCAAGCACTGCCACCAAATCTAAATAACCTATTAGGCAAGTAATCTAAGCGTAAAAAATAATCACCAATTGCAGGATTACCCGGGAACGACGTTCCAGCACCGGTCACTAATCCATTTGGCGCTATTCCATCTCCAGTTAAGTAACCTTGTATTTTGCGTAATGGACTTGCCACGCCAGAGTCTGTGGTAATTGTATTATTGTCTGCGGTAATAATATTATTGTCAGCATTAGTGGGATCGCCAATTGGCTCTTGACCATTTTCTGTAGTGGGCAAGGTATACAGACTTGATGTATCATATCCTGATTGTGGAACATCGGCTTCAGCTTGTGCAATAATTGCAGAATTAATATTTTGATATTTTTGTATAGTGCTTAAAATATCTCCTACTGGTGTTGTAGTTGTATTACTTGCAGCAATATTATTAAGAATGTCTTTGTATTCTTGACTATCCACTAGAGGATTAAGTTTTACTCTCCATAGATGTGGCCACCAAGTTGGTGTAAATCCTTCTGCGGCAAAATTAGCATCGCCAACTACATAATATCTTTTTAATGCGGCTGGTAAGTCTCCATCCAATGCGTCATAGTCTTTTAAATGTTGTAACTCTACGACGTCGCCAGCAATTAATTTACGTCCAATGGTATCAACCATATCACGTAAATGAAATACCATAAAGATAGTTCCAGTTTGTAAAAATAATCCAAATTGACTCAGATCAAAATCTTGATCAGCACGTTGATATATGCCACGCATTTTATAAACGTCATGATCGTATTTACGGTCTCTATTTTCTAACCACAACAGGTCTTGAATATTTTGAGCACTTTGATTTATGTAACTTGGTTTGGTTGCGTCTGGACTAAAACCAATTGTGGCTCCTAATCCGACTATGGAGGTAGTGCTGGTACTTAATGTAACTGTGGTACTTGATACTGCTACTGCCCGAGCACCTGCAGGAACACCAGTTCCGTATACAAAGTCCTTGACGTTTATCCCAACCGTGTTACTAAATGTTATTTGAGTTCCTATGGCCGGCTGTGCCATACTTGTGGCTAATTGTACACCTTGTGGATTGACGCCTAGATATTTATTGAGCAGTACACCAGTCCCGCCAATGGTAAACATTTCAGATATTCGTCTATCCATAAACTTATAATCGTTACTATGTTGACCATCTTTCCAGAGACTTAAACGTGTCATACTTTGTCCTTTATAGCATATTTATCCGCACTTGACACATAATTCCTAAAATGCTATAATGTATTATGGATCAAAAACACATTGATAGTCTGTTCTTTAAAATTATTGATTGTAAACAAGAACACCAATCGGATCTTCGACAAATGTGGCATAATTGTAAGCATATACAAGACGAAATAAGTCGAGAAGCAGTTATTTGCCGCAGATTAAAAAAAGATACTCCCAAAATGCTGGATCTTAAGCAAGAACTCGAAAATACTGTAAATAATCTAGAGCAATACCTAGTATT